ATTTTAACGACACGTCAGCCGTCACGGCAACGGAAAATGATGTGCTTGCTACAAAGACCATAGTCGGAGCGGATGGTACTACTATTGCGGGTACAATGCCCAACAACGGAGCTGTTGAAAAGTCGCTCAGCACGACAGACACGTCCTACACCGTCCCCAAAGGCTATCACAGCGGCACAGGCAAGGTATCAATCACAACCGAGACAAAAACAGCTACTCCGACAGAAAAGGCGCAGGACATTACGCCGACTGCGGGAAAGGTGCTGTCTAAAGTTACAGTAGCCGCCATTCCTGCGAAGTACAAGGACGTGTCTGTCGTAACGGCAACCGCAGACAAGGTACTTGACGGAGCTGTTTTTGTCGACAGCACAGGCGTGGCTGTTGAAGGTACTATGGTTAATCAGGGTGCGAAGGAGCTTACCATCGACGGACTTACTAAGCTTAGCGTAAGCATCCCCGCAGGTTATCACGACGGCACCGGCACGGTATCTCTTACCGACGATATCCGCGCGGCTCTGGCGGCTATATGAGGTGAAATATGGCGGTTATAACTGAAATTAAAACAAATTTAACGCGGATATCGAAAGCAAAAACCGACATTATCTCCGCCATAACCGCAAAAGGCGGCACTGTCGCCAGCGGAGCGAAAATCGAGGACTTGCCTGCTTGTATCCGTGCAATTCCTACGGGTGGCGGCGGAAGCGGCGGAGAAGCGGTCAAGTTTGCTGTAAAATCAAGCGCAAATGTTGTCGTCTCTACTAAAGATGGACAAACACCTGTTGAGCCTGGCGGAGACGTAGTTGTTTTGGAAGTGAATGTCGGCGATATACTTGTTATTAGCGTTGCGCCTCCATCGAGTTATTTTGCTCCCGAGGGCGGAAGCGGCTACAAAGAGCTCGGCTCTTATCCCACAGTCCGCAGAATGTACGTGTATTGGATACTAATCGAAGGAACAGGGGACTTAATGCTCTCTTAATAACGTAAAATGAGGAGAAAAAATGCTAATAGAGACAATCATCAAGTGGGCGGTTCCGTTTGTCTGCGGTGGAGCGGTAACGTGGGCTGTTACATACATCAAGCTGCGAAAAAAGCGTGAAAGTGCGCTCGAGGAAGGTTTAAAGTGCCTTCTCCGCGCAGAGATAATCCGCAATCACGACAAGTATCTCGACAGGGGATATTGCCCGATATATGCAAAGGAAGCTCTCAAACGCGCCTATGCGGCTTATCACGCGCTCTGCGGCAACGACGTCGCAACACAGCTTTACAATGAGCTCATGGCACTGCCGACAGAGCCGCCGCACAACGGAGGTGACGCGGAATGAAAATGAATCTGCCTTACAAGAGCGGCAAAGTCACGCTCACATCACACTTCGGCTGGCGCACACTCAACGGCTCACGCGACTATCACAAGGGCGTAGACCTCAGCGGCACGGACAAAACGCTTGTTGCGCCTTGTGACGGAGTGATAGGCTCGTCGACAATCATCACGGACAAGTCTAATCTCACATGGCAGTGGGGCAACTACATTCGCATTGACACGCCGGACGGACTTAAGATTTTTATGTGTCACATGGCGGCGCGAAAAGTCAAAGTTGGTCAAAAAATCAAGGCGGGTGACGTAGTTGGAATCGAGGGTAACACCGGCTACTCCTTCGGCAGTCACTGTCACTTTGAGATCCGCAAAAACGGCGTATCCGTAGACCCCACCCCATATCTCGGAATTCCTAACGAGTGGGGACAGTACGACATCAAATCCACATCAAAAGGAGAAAAAAACGTGAACACAAACATCAGTCTCGATGTGTCCGGCAAAAAGGGCAATACCAACATCAAGGACAGCTATGACAAGGACGGAATTACGTACACCCGCGCGAAGAATTTTGCAATCCTCTATCACGACGCGGACAAGCGCAAAGGCGGTGCGAAGAGATACATCAACGGCGGCTTCTTCGCAAATTACCGCTCAGAGGACGGCGAGGTATACACGCTCCCTGTCGCAAATCTCGCCTGCGACATCAAGGACATTCCGGCGGCGGCAAAGGAAAATCTTTTTGAACACGTCTACGGCAACCACCTTGTGTACAGTATCGCCGACAACGCGACGAAGCAGTTTGCGGGCAAAAAGGTGTCAACACTGCTCGTGCCGTACTCCGGCAAGCCGACAATTGAGCGCGTTGACAAAATCCCGTCGGGAATCAAGTACGCCGTCAGCGGAGTACCTGTTGTGATTGACAAAAAGCCTGTCGACATGAGCTATGTTAACGCGGAGGGCTGGGACAGCTCCACCACCTACGGCACGTCGAGAAACATGCTCGGCATCAGAAGCGGCGAGATATGGGTACTCACTCTCAAAACCACCTCGGCAAACTACATCAAGTCCGGCGAGGTTTGGCGAAAGATACAAGGCGAAGGCTTTGAGGACGTTATCGCTCTTGACGGCGGCGGCTCATATATCCGTGTCGAGGGAATCAAGAGACGGTCAACGGGCGGCAGTCGTGCGGTCAACAACATTATTGCGTTTTAACGCAGATTTAACGCAGTTTTAACGCAGTCATGAAAAAGAAAGACGTTGAATACTCAAAGAGAACGCTGTCCGCAATTGTGAAGCTGTGGTTTGTGGGTGCGGTTTTCGGAATGTGCTATCTTGTGGTGCAGCTGATAATCGCTCCAGACATGGCATCTCTTGACGGACTGCTGACATACATCGGCGCTCCCATGGGCTGCGGCGTGGTGGGATATCTCATCAAGTCAGCAATGGAAAATCGTGAAAAAATCAAACAAGAATATCGCTCCGATTACGGAGAGGAAGAAATAACTTATGAAGATGAAAAAGGAGAATAATATGGACAACAAAATCAACTGGAAACAGAAGCTGACATCAAGAAAACTGTGGGTGACAATCATCGGCATCATTATCGGCGTGGCAATGTCGTTTGGCGTGGCCGAGAGCGACTACGGAGAAATCGCGGGCAAGGTTGCGGGTGCAATCACGGCTATCAGCTCCATTATCGGCTACATCTACGGCGAAGCAAAAGTTGACGCGGCGCGGATTGACGCGGAGGGCGTGAAAAGCATTATTGAATCAGCAGAAAGCGAGGACAAGGAGGCGTAAAGATTGACGGAGCACGTGCGGCAGAAAAACGCGGTGCAGGAGATAGACGATACGAAATTGATATCCTCGGCTATCGACAAGTGCAATCTCCGACCGGAGTACAAACGGCTGCTCAAAATCCTCTATGTGGAGCGCGGATTTGCCGACGTTGGCTACCGCATGGCGACCGACACCTGCGCGATTAACACTAACGCCGCTAACAACACCCGCGATATAATCGACGCAATGAATAGCGGATTCCGTGGCATATCCGACAGAATGACGGCACAGGAGATAGCGACGAAGGACGCACAGATTGCAGCTCAGGCGCAGAAGATATTTGGACTTGAGCTTGCCGCATCACAGCAGGCGCAGAATCAGTATCTTGTAAGTCAGCTCGGCTGTAAGGCTCCCGTACCCGCATTCAACGTTCCGGCACCTTGGCAGTACGGCAACTACGGCTGTTCCGACTGCGGCAACTATTGATTCACAACTCCGGCTTTGAGCCGTGACCGATTTCGGGGGAGCGGCGTACCGCTTCCCTTTTGATTTTTTGGAGGTATAAAAAATGGCTTGTACTAATGTATGCAGACTTTGTCCGCGCTTCATTCTGTCGCAGTCGGTGTCCTTTACCGGCGGCAATCTGATAATCAATCTCCCGGCGGGCGCGTATAACGCGGGGGAAAAATATTGTGTCGTAGTCGCTCAGGCAATTCCGACGGCGACGACAATCACCGCTCCCGTGTACGTCACAATCGGAGATGGCACTACGCTATACCCGCTGACCAACCGTTGTTGCGCTCAGCTGACCGCTTGCTCGATAAGGACGAGGACGAGATATAGCGCGGTTGTAATCACCACACCGACGGGCGGCAGCTTTAGACTGCTCGGCAAACCGGCTTGTGCGCCTAACAACGACCTGCGCTCAATCAACGGCACAGCACCGACCACCACAACGGGAGGTGAAACCGTATGAAAAAGTTGAATCCAAACTGGCTGCTCATGATGTCGAGTAGCAAGGACAAGCGCGGTGAATACGGCGGCTACGACAGACACGAGCGAGACTATGACCGCAGACCGCGGGATTATGACAGATACGACCGACGCGAGGACAGACATCTCGAGTATGACCGCCGCCGTCAGCCTGACTATGACGAGTACGACGGCTACGGCAAGCGTGACTACTACGGCGAGTACGACATGAGAGACCGCCGGGACTATGACGGACGCGAGCGCGAGAGCTACGGCAGACGCGGGAAGAAGCACGACAAGTTTACCCGTGAGGACGCGGACGAGTGGACGGAGAAAATGAAAAACGCCGACGGCTCAACCGGGAGACATTGGAATTTTGAACAAACGGAGCAGGTGAGACGACAGCACGGCTATGACTGCGACCCCGCCGAGTTTTACGCCGCGATTAACATGATGTACTCGGACTACTACAAAATAGGCAAGAAGTTTAATCTCAACTCTGTTGACTTCTACGCGGCAATGGCTCACGCTTTCCTTGACGATGAGGATGCGGGACAAGATAAACTTGCAAAATACTATGAATGCATAGTTGAGAAACATTGATAAATGTTGTGTAAACATGAGTAAAGTTTAAAAGAGGATAGTTGTAAAACTACCCTCTTTTATTGTTTATTCTTCTGCAAGTTGACTTAATCGTTAAAGACATGAGCAATAAACACGCTTGTCTTTATAAGTGGTGCTTTAATAGAATTTAAGAATAGCAAAAAAAACTGTAAAGAATGGGCGATTCTTTACAGTTGGTTGCGGAACGCGATTGAGTTACATTAATTTCGTTTCCTTCAACAGCATACACTATTTAGTGTGGTTTGTTAATAGGTTTGTCAATCTTTCTTTAAGTTTACAAATGCTGTTTATCAAATCATTTTCGGCATTTGCCTAAAATGCACTTCCCTGTCAATATGTTTGTAAATCAGTTTACCAATGCGTTGAAAAATGTTTATTTAGACGTTTGTCAATATTTAGAAAACATCTTGACAAGGCATGACAGATAGCTTAAAATTACAATATGGTAAAAATTTTCTCTTCCTGCTTACTAACCGCGTATTCGCTTTTGAGTTTTCAACAGGAAAAAATCATGCGCTTTAGTTCGTGAAACAACATACTTATTACTTTTTATAAGAGATACTTATTATTTTACTATTTTTATATATTTAAAGTAGGGAAATGTT